GGTAATCCCCAGGGATTTGGAGTTCACGCCTTAAGAAAGCTTCTAACGTAACCGCATCGTTGTAAAACAAAACGGGAGAGGACGTATGTCTTCGGGTTCATGACCATACATGCTCTGGGAAGTTGCTGAGGTAGCAGTATCCCAATCGTAATACAAAAATGCCTTCCGGGCCAGCCGGGTATGTGTCTGGGAGGGCAACCGACCATGTGAAACCAGCACAAATGGACGCAGTGATAGTCTGCCGTATAACTCTATCTAAAAACCAAAATTACAACGATGACATCAGTACCTAGGTTAATAAATTTTTGGGAATCGATGTCTAAAGGCGAGGTACTCGTAACTGCTACGGTGTTACCTGAAATGATCCACAAGGCGGGGAGTCAGACTCCCCTTGCGGGAGCATCTCCGCAGTCCCTTAGCCCTCAGTTGCCAATTAACGATCGACAGTCGTGTGAACCCTGTGTTTCGGGTTCGTTGGTACCGGGCGGGTCTTGTGTGAACCAAAGTAGGGCTAGGTCAGACGACGCCCTCGCCTACGAGCATTGGATTGGCGGTACTTTGCATTGTCATGACCGCGGGTGCATACCTCGACGTGATTGGCATGCGGCCAATGGTTCTTTACCGATGTTCAACGTCCCTCACCCGAACCAGCCGGGAGAGGTAGAAAAGAGAGCTGGCTGTGGCGCGTTCCGTGATTTTCCTTATCGAGGAGCCCATGCATTCAGGGATAGACTGATTTCCAAGCGGATCAGCTATGACCCTGACTGGGTGATCGAGGAAGTACTTGCCAGGCTCGGTCCTGAAGAGGGAGAGGGTCCCCCTGAAATTACGGAACTAAAAGAAACGGACCTAATGAGTGACTTGACTTGTGATGCTCCTGCCATCGCTAGTAACAACCCTTATACGGTGTTGCCACGCGACGACGGCGGATGCATGTTGAGTCAGGCTCTAGCGGGTAGAGCAAAGCAATTGGTGAAATGGTTCAAGGGGTTCGACTTACCATTGATCCGTGACCTGCCGGCTTCGATAGAGTGCGGTGGCCTTCGGAACGCCGTACGACAATGCTTCTCGGATGTTGATCCAGTCTGGGAACTTAGCTTTAAAACTGTGCAGAAGATTGAGAGATCTTGCTGCAAGTACTGTTTGCCTTCTTTCCAGTCAAAGCTAAGCCAGTGGAAAGAGGATAGGTCTCACCAGCAGCCAGTTGATTCGGCACATTTGTCTCGGTTCCGAGAGGCTTTTCGTGCGAATGTCGACAAAGGATGGGACCGTCACAGACGCCCTTTCATTCCTAACGGTAACGCTACCCGGCGTTTCAAGCGGAAGGATGGGGGCAACTGGAATGTGGAGGAGTTCTCGGCGGACTTTCGGACTGAGCTTGTCTTTTCGTCTGGCAAACCGAGAGTTGTGACCGTTTATTCTTCCGAGAACACTCGGCTGTTGGCTCCGATGCATTACAGTTTGTACGACAGTCTGAAAAGGAAAGGGTGGTTGCTTGTCGGAGACCCAACCGATAAGCACATCAGTAAGTTGAACGGGGCCGCGTTGCTGAGTTTCGACTACTCGGCAGCAACTGACAATATTAAAACCGAGTACGTTC